GAGAACGTGCTGGAGCATGGCACGGGGGCGATCAATGTGGATGGGTGCAGGGTAGGCACGGTTGGCGGCGGAACGCACTGCAATAACCGCGACGAGAACGGGAAGTGCCGCGGTCACGCCAACGCTGGGCGAAGCACAAGCGGAGAGACATTTCACGGCCCCGAGAGCGAAGGCGGCCGCTGGCCCGCCAACCTGATCTTGGATGGCAGCGAGGAGGTGCTGGCGGGGTTTCCTGATACCAAAGGGGGCGTAGCTGTACGCAGGAACAGCGGCGGGAACACTTTTGGGGGAGACAAGGCAAAGCCGCAAATGGATGACCTAGGCTACGGCGACACCGGAAGTGCCGCCCGCTTCTTCTACTGCGCGAAGGCCAGCAAGCGGGATCGGGACGAGGGGCTGGAGCACATCGAAAAGACGCGGGGTGTTTTCTTCCAGACGGCCAACGGGACCAGCGGAAAGCCTTCTAGCATTGGCTCCTATACCGCGCCCCGCGCCAACCACCACCCCACGGTCAAACCCACCGACCTCATGGCGTACCTGTGCCGGCTGGTGACGCCTCCAGGTGGCGTGGTGCTTGATCCTTTCATGGGATCGGGCAGCACCGGGAAAGCCGCCATCCTGGAAGGCTTCGGCTTCGTCGGCATCGAGCGCGAGGCCGATTACATCGCCATCGCCGAGGCGCGGATTCGCGCGGTGTGCACGATGTACGACGAGGGCCGCGCCGCATGATCCCCCGCGCCAGCATATCCGCGAGGCGAAAAAATCGCTTGACTTGTCAAACACGATGAAATAGGCTGGTTTTTGTACTACCGAAGCCGCGCCCAAAGCGCGGCTTTCGCGTTTTTGGCCCGCCCTCGGCTGCCTCCCCGGCAACCCCTTCCCCCTGACCGAGTGCGCGGGCCGCCCTATTCAGGCGCCCCATCATGTCTCTTGAGTCGATCATCGCCGACCTGGTGTCGGCTGCCCGTGCTGCAGGAAAAGAGCTGCCGGATTTGGCGGTATTGATCCAGGACGCTTGGAATGCCCCGCCCTCCGAGTGGGGGCCTGACGGGATGAGCGCCCCGGATGCACAGGGGCTCGTGCGTTTCCGTGCGCTGGAGGACTTGAGAGCGCAATACGAGGCGGCCGGAAAGCATGCTGCGGCTCTAGCGCTGTCCTACCGCTACGCCTGTGTGCCTGGCGCAAATGCCTGCAAGCCAGGCAGCGCACAGAAGGCTGTCGCCTTCACCAACTGCCAGAACGGCAGCTGGCAGCGCGGGATGGGCCTGCCGACCTGGTATCGCGTCTACGACGTGACTGCTTCCACGACGGAATGGGGCACGACGTTCCGCCTCGACTACAGCCGGCTTGTCGAGGATGGGTTTGTGATCCCGCGAGACTGCGATACGGCCGAGAAGTGCGTCGCCTTCCTGGTGGAAACGGCGCAGAGGCTGGCCTGATGGGCGCCGAGTGGGTGCAATGGCTGCTGGGGATCGCCGTTGGCGGACTGTTCGCTTGGCTGTCCTGGCTCACGATCTCGCACATCGCCCTGCGCGTGGAGCTTGCCGGCAACTACAACGACACGGCGGAAGTGCGGCAGCTGATCGCCGACCTGATCAAACCGCTGCAGGACCAAAACGCCGTGATCACGCGGCAGTTGAGCAGGATTGAAGGCATCTTGCGGGGGGCCGGCCGTGAATGACGTGGGGGTCTGGTTTTTCTCCGTGTGTGCGGCGCTGACAGTCTCGATCTTCGCAGCCATCGGCCTGGTCGCCCTGGCTGGGCGCCGCCCAAAGAGCGGCGACGAACATGACTGGTTCGTATGACGCCGGACATCCTTGCGGCGGCGACAGGCATCAGTCTGGCGCTGGCGAAAACGTGGCATGGCCCGCTGAAAACCACGTTTGACGAATACGGCATCGACACGCCCCACCGCATGGCGGCTTTCCTGGCGCAGGTGGGGCATGAGTCGGCAGGATTTCGCTACACCGTCGAGCTGTGGGGGCCGACCGCAGCCCAGCAGGGCTACGAAGGTCGGGCCGACCTTGGGAACACGGAGCCAGGCGACGGCTATCGGTACCGCGGGCGCGGCTTGATCCAAGTCACTGGGCGGGCGAACTACCGTCAAGCGGGAAAGGCGCTTGGCGTCGATCTTGAGCAATTCCCAGACCTACTGGCCGGGCACGAGCTGGCTGCACGCTCGGCTGGCTGGTATTGGCAATCCCGCGGGCTCAACCGCTACGCCGACAACGACGACTTTGAGCGCCTGACGCGCGCCATCAATGGCGGCCTGAATGGCTACGAGGACCGGGTGCGTCGCCTGACGTTGGCTGAAAAGGCCCTGTGCGGATGATCGCCCTCCTGTCAGATGCCTGGGCACTCCTGCTGCGGGTGCTTGAGTCGGCCCCCTTGGGCCTGTGGACCCTTGTTCTGGCCTGCTGCACCTCGGCACTGCTGACACAGCGCGCAAAGTTCTGGCTGCCGATCCGATGGAGCAAGGCATCCCGGCTGCTGCTGACCCAGGGCATCGCCTTTTGGTCAGCTCTCGCCGTGACGTGGGCCCTATGGCCGACACGCCCCGGATTGATCGCTGGCGGCTGTATCGGCATCGCCAGCCCCACCCTGTACGCCGTGACGGTGCGCCTCATTGGGCTGCGCTGGCCGGCAATCCGTGACCTGCTGTCCCAGGACGTGCGCCCATGACCGCTTTCCTTGCGCTGGCCAAGTCGCTGTTAAGCGGCATGTGGCGCCTGCCGTGGCAGGTATGGGCGGCTGTGGCACTGACCGCTGCCCTATGGCTGGCCCACAACAAGGGCTACGAGGCCGGCAAAGAGCACGAACAGGCGGCCTGCATGGAGCGCATCCAGAAGGCCGAGGATGCGGCCCGCCGAGCATCGGTCCTGCGCCAGATCACTTTGGACGCCGCGGCTCAGGCAACCCAATCCGAGGCTACCAAGCGGGCGGAAACCGCCAAGGCGGAGGCCGATTCCCTGCGCAAGGCGCTGGCCAATGCGAAAAGCAAACAGTTTTTGCCTGCTGACTGCCGTTTTGACGCTGGCCGGCTGCGGGCCATCAATCAAGCCCTCGGCTACTGAGGCGCCCGTGGTGACGTGTGATGCGGGGTGCCGGGCGGCCTGTACGGAACGCCCTGGGCAGGTAACCGCCGATCCGGACAGCGCCCTGGGCGTCATTGTGGACCTCGTGGAACTGCGGGCGGTGTGCGATGCGCGGCGCGCGTCCTGCGCCCAGTGCTTCGACGCCCTGCGGGGCGCTGGAGTGATTCGGTGAGCACGCTGCAAGCGATCGCCAACGGTTTCGTGGTGGACGGGCTGTACGTCCCGGATTTCATCTCTGCCGTGTCGCGCTTTGCCGCGCAGACGGGGCAGGACTTGACCTACCGGCCTTTTGAGGCCCCGCAGTACGAAGTGACTGACGTCCAGATGACCTATAGGTGGGGCAATGCCAATCCGTGACTACATCGGCCCGCACAACCCGTTTGGTGGCGGTGGCTCGCGCGGGCAGCGGTTTGGCCGCGGCATGACAGAAATCCTCGGCAAGGTGCTTGGCGGTGCGGCAGGCCCCATGGGCAGCATGGCGGGCGGCGCGGCGGGGCGGTGGCTTGGGCAGCATTTTTTTCCGGCTGGTAGCCCAAATGCGCTTCAAGGGTCGCCATCCCCTGATCAAATCGCTCCCGTCCTCAGCCAGTACCTCGGCGTGCCGGACTATGCTCATGGGAGGACTGGGGCCGCCCCTCCGCCTGGCGGCGCGTCGATCCCGGCTGGGATGAATCGCGATCCAAGCGGGGGCGAGTACTCCTACAGCTATGACAACCCGGCTGCCGTTGGCCCGCCTGCGCCATCCGGGCAGGGGCAGGGTGGAGGGCAAGCGCCGATGGGCAATGCTCCGCGGCTCCCGGCCAACAATATCAGCGGGCAGTCAACCGGAGGCGGCCTTGGCTATGGGTGGCAGAGCGCAGACCCTGGGATGACCATGGCGGCCCTTGGAAGTGGGTTTGTGAATACCGGCGGCAGTGTCGCCGACCTTGGCCAGATGTTCTTGCGTCGGGCCGTCAAATAGCAACTGGAGAACTGACATGGCAGAGCTTGGCAACAGCGGCGCCCCCTTCGCCTTCGTGAAGGGCGTGGACCTCAACACCGTGGGCGATACCGCGATCACCCCTCTGACCGGCAACCAGAAATGGGTGCCGCGTCGCGTGACGATCACGAATGCGAGCACGTCGCTTGCGGCGTCGTCGGCGACCGTGGGCCTCTACACCTCCACAGGCGGCGGCGGCACGGCAATCGTGACGGCGGCCACGCGCACCGGCCTGACCGCGGCCACCAAGTACGTGGACGGCACCATCGCCAGTTCGGACAGCTTCACCGCCTCGAAGGTGTATGTCCGCGTCGGCGTGGCGCACGGCTCGGCGGCGACGTGCGACGTGTACGTCTACGGCGATTACCTGCCTTAATGCCTGCGCACAAGGGCTACCGCCCCCCTGCAGCAGGCATGGGGCGGAAGCTGGGATCGAAGAACAAGCTGACGAAGAAGGCGAAAGAAGCCTTCCAGCTGGCGTTCGAGGGCGCGGGCGGTGTCGAGGCACTCACGGCGTGGGCCATCGAAAACCGAACCGAGTTCTACAAGCTCTATTCGCGCCTGATCCCGGTCGATGTGACCAGCTCGGACGGCTCGCTGCGGCGCGCCAGCGAGCTTACCGATGACGAGCTTGCAGCTATCGCCGCAGGATGCAGCCCGGACGCTCTTGCAGCGGCGGGCGATTCGCAGCTCACTCACTGAGTGGGCCAGGCTCGCAGGGTTCGAGCCGGCGAGACACCACGGGCTGCTGATACGCGAGTTGGAGGCAATCACGCGCGGGGAAAATGACCGGCTGGCGATCTTCATGCCGCCGGGCAGCGCGAAGAGCACCTATGCCTCGCGCCTTTTCCCGCCGTGGTTCCTCGCGCAAAACCCCACGAAATCGGTCATCGCTGCAAGCCACACGGCCGAGCTGGCCGAGAAGTGGGGCCGCAGCGTGCGCAACCTCGTGCAGGAGCACGCCCAGTCGCTGGGGTTTGGCATTGCCAAGGACAATCAGGCGGCTGGACGCTGGGCCACAAACAAGGGCGGCGAATACCTCGCTTCCGGCGTTGGCGGCGCCATCGCGGGCTTCCGCGCGGACCTCGGGCTGATCGATGACCCTGTGCGATCCCGCGAGGATGCGGACAGCGAGCTGATCCGCGAGCGGACGTGGGAGTGGTATCGGACCGACTTCTATACCCGCTTGAAGCCGGGCGCAGCGATTGTGCTGGTGCAAACGCGCTGGCACGAGGACGACTTGGCGGGCCGCATCCTGGCCTCCGAGGGCGACAAGCGAGACGGCGGCCAATGGCGCGTTATCAGCCTGCCGGCGATTGCGATGGAGCGCGACCCATTGGGGCGTGCCCCCGGTGAGGCGCTGTGGCCAGAGTGGGAGCCCATTGACCACTTGGAGCGCAAGCGGACAGTGGTCGGCCCGCGCGCTTGGCTGAGCCTCTATCAGCAGTCGCCTACGGCGGAGGAAGGCACCTACTTCCAGCGCGATTGGTGGCGCTATTACGACGCCCTGCCACGCGACCTGAACATCTACATGTCCGGCGACTTTGCCGTGACTGACTCGGGCGGCGATTACACCGAGCTTGCAGTGTGGGGCGTTGACCCCACCGGCGACCTGTACGCGCTGGATTGGTGGAGCGGGCAGGAGACCGCCGACGTGTGGTGCGACGCACTGCTGGATCGAGTGGACCGGTGGAAGCCGCTGCGCTTCATCGGCGAGACAGGCCCGATCCGCCGCGCCGTTGAACCGTTTCTTGACCGGCGCATGCGCGAGCGCCGCGTCTACACTGCGACAGAGTGGATCCCGACATCGAACGGCAGCAAGGAAGCGCGAGCCAGGCCGTTTCAGGCCATGACCGCGACAGGGCGCGTGTTCTGGCCGCGCAAGGAATGGGCAGAGCGCGTGCTTGACCAGTGCCTGCGCTTCCCGGCCGGCAAGCATGACGACGCTGTGGATACCTGCGCGCTGATCGGCGCGTACCTCGACAAGACGTGGGCCGCGACTCGCACGCCGGAACCGAAACCGGCCGTGATCGCGGATCGATTCGTTGCGGGCGATTTCTTCCAACCTCCGAAGGCGGCTAGCTGGTAATGGCGAAAGAAAAAGACCCGCGCAAAATCTGGCTTGACCGGATCGCACGCGAGGAGAAGGCCCACAAGAAGTTCCGTGAGGCCGCCAAGGACGCCGAAGGCGCCTATTTCGATGACCGCCAGGACAAGCGCAAGACCCTATTCCCGCTGTTCTGGAGCACGGTGCAGATCGAACACTCGGCCATCTATGCGAACACGCCGAAGCCCGACGTGCGTCGCCGCTGGGCGGACCAGCCAGGCCCGCAGAAGGTGATGGCGCAATGCATCGAACGCGCCATGGACTACATGATCGACTCCGAGGAGTTCGTTGCGCCGTCACATCGCGCGGTCAATGACTTCCTTGTGACCGGCCTTGGCCAGTGCCGCATTGTCTACAGTGCCGGCACGACGGACGAGCCCGTGACGAACGAGGAAACCGGCGAGCAGGTGCTGGACGATGAGACCGGCGAGCCGATGACCTCGCAGGTGCTGGCCTACCAGTCGCTGCATCTGGAGTATTTCCCCTGGAACCGCTTCCGCTGGGAGCCGGCGAAAGATTGGGAAAAGGTCGAATGGGTGGCGTTTGACCACCTGCTGAGCCGCGAAGAGATCAACGAGCAATTCGGGATCACGATTAGCGGTGACGGAACGTCCGAAGGCTCACCGGACCTTCCGAAGGGCGCCAAAAAGTACGAACAGCTGTACGTGGTCTATGAAATCTGGGACCGCGAAACCCGGCGCGTTCTGTACCTGTGCGAGGCGCACAAGGATTTCCTGCGCGTTGACGACGATCCGCTGCGCCTCAAGGGGTTCTATCCCTGCCCGCCGCCGCTGTTCGACAACATCGCGTCCGGAGAATACGAGCCGCACCCCGATTACAAGTTCGTCCAGGCGCAGTTCGATTACGTCAACAAGCTGACCAAGCGCATCATTGCGCTGACCGAGCAGATCAAGGACGTTGGGTTCTACGACGCACAGCTCGGCGAGCTGGTGAAGCTGGCGAACGCCGAGGACGGCACGCTGGTGCCGGTGCCGAACCTCCTGGACCGCCTGAACAAGGCGAACGGCTCGGCCGGCTTTGATGCCGTGGTGGCGAAGCAGGACAACAGCACTAAGGTCCAGACCGTCAACACGTTGCTGCAGCTTCGCGACCAAGCGAAGAACGCCATTTTCGAGTCACTGGGCATTGCCGACATCATCCGCGGCGCCACGAAGGCCACCGAAACGGCCACGGCGCAGCAGATCAAGGGCCAGTGGGCATCGGTGCGCCTGACGCAGAAACAGGCCAAGGTGAATGAGTGGTTCCGGGCGATCTTCCGCATCATGGCGGAGCTGATCGCCGAGCACTTCACGCCCGAACAGCTCTACATGATGACCTCCGTCCAGCTCACGCCGGACATGATGGAGGCCCTGCGCTCTGACGTGCTGCGGTGCTATGCCATCGACGTTGAGACCGATTCGACGGTCGCCAAGGACGAGGAAGCCGAGCAGCAAGGGCGGATGCAGTTCCTGGAATCGGTCACGCAGGCAATGAACACCCTGCTGCCGGCGGTCGCGCAGAACATCATCCCGGCTGACCTTGCGACGCAGCTGATCACCTTCACGGTGCGCAGCTTCAAGTACGGCACGCAGCTTGAGGACGCGCTGGAAAACCTGCCGAACGGCCAAGCTCAGCTGCAGCAGCTCGGGCAGCAGGTGCAGCAATCGCAGCAGCAGACGCAGCAGGTGCAGCAGCAGGCACAACAGCAGATGGCGCAGCTGCAGGCGCAAATGGGCCAGTACGAGCAGGCCCTGCGCCAGGCGCAGAAACAGGTGGAGGACTTGTCCGCACAGAATCAGCAGCTGCAGTCCTTGGTGGACCAGAGCGCGCAGATTGAAACGGCCAGCAAAGCGCAGAAGGCTGCCGCGGATGCGCGCAAGGCGGATGCGGACGCGACCCTGAAACAGGTTCAGGCGGCCAAGGTGGCGGCGTCGCCTGTCGGGATTCCGATGCAGTGATCACTTCCGGCGAGGCCCTGCGCCCTGCGCTGGAAGCCGCCGTGGAAGCGCAGGTATCGCCCGCCGCGCGCTTCATCGGGCGCGTAGAGGGAGACCGCATCGTCGCCGTGTTCGGGGTTGACTCCTGGACTGGCGAGGACTGCGAACTGTTCATGGCGGCCACGCCACGCGGAATGTCCCGTGACTTGCTCGGCACGGTCTCCGACTACGTGTTCGGAATGCTCGGCTGTACGCGCATCACCTGCCGCGTTAAGGCCACGAATGGGCCAATGCTGGCCCTGATTGAACGACTCGGATTCACCCAAGAGGGCCGTCTACGGCGTGCTCTCCAAGGCACTGATGTCCTCGTGTTTGGAATGCTCAGAGAGGAATGCCCGTGGGCAAGAAATCGACCAAGATGCCATCCGCGCCAGACCCGTCGATGCTGATCGCATTGCAGTCCGGCGAGAACCGCACGAACACAGCAACGCCGTTTGGCAGCTCGCAATGGGTCATGGGGCCTGACGGCCGCCCGACGCAGCAGACATCCTTGTCTCCGGCCATGCAGGGCGTGGTGAACAAGGCGTTTGGGAACGCCATGACGGATAGCCAGCGCCTGCAGTTCCCGGTCGAGTTCGAGAACCTGGCCGCGAAGATGGCCGGTAACGTCGGCAAGCACTATGGCCTGTCGCAGGACCAGCTCAAGGCCGATCCGGCAAAGTCCTACATGCCGGCCCCGCAGACGCCGGGCAGCATCGATGCGAGCGCCCCGGCGCAGAATTTTCAGCCGCTCCCCTATACACCTCCGCAGCAACCGCAGAGGAAGCCGAAATGATCAAGCCAATCGGGCAGCCAACGCTCGGAATGCGGACGGCAAATCAGGCGGCAGGCGGCGCTGTGACGAATCCCGGAGTACAGGCGATTGATCCGGCAAAGCCTGGCACGAATCCGCAGTACGCCGTGGGAAATGCTGTGACCATCAATCGAGCCGCCAGCAAACCGGCTCCTTCCGGGCCTCGGCCGCCAATCTTTGGTGGCGGGCCATCGCCAGGGAACAATCCCGATGGTGTACCGATGACGCCAGGCGGTGCAGCGTCCGGAACGTATGCCGGAAGCGGCGGCGGGTATCAGGGGGCGATCAATGGCATTGACCCGGTGAAGGTCAACATCTCGCCGGACATCCTGAACTCGTTCCAGGCCTACCGCGATGCGGCCTACGGCGAGGCGCAGCGCAACCTTGACCCGCAGTGGAAGCAAGCGCAGGCCGACTTTGAGCAGCAGATGGTCGGCCGCGGGTTCTCACCTGGAACGGAAGCATACCAGGCCGCCTATGACAACTTCATGCGCGGCAAGAATGACGCCTACAGCTCGGCGCGGAATCAGGCGTTCGGCCAGGGGCTGCAGGCGCAGGGCCAAGCCTTCGGGCAGGGCCTGTCGCAGTCGCAGCTTGCCAATGAGCTGCAAAAAGCCCGTTGGAGCCTTGAAGGGCAAATGGCTCAGGCAAACGCGACAAATTCCATGGCGGCCGAGGCATCGCGCAACAACGCAGCGCAGTTGGACTGGGACAAACAGCGGTTCCAGCAGACCTTTGGCGCCGGCCAGGACCAGCAGGATTTCGAGAACTTGATGCGCATTTTTGGCACGGGGCAAAGCACGACGCAATACAACAACAGCCTTCTGAATCAAGACCAGTCGCGGCTCATGCCCCTGATGAGCCTGATCCCCGGCGCGAACAGCGCACCGAACATCGACGTCCAGTCGCCGTACAACAATCAGTACAACGCACAGGTCAACCAGGCGCAGGCGAATCAGCAGCAGCAGAACGCGAATAATCAGAACTATGCGGCGATTGCGGCGGCTCTGGCGTCGTACTTCTGTGACGAGAATGCCAAGGATTCGCTGGGCGCTGCGGATGAGGAAGCCTGCTTGCGCGCCCTGAATGCCGTGCGCTTCGACCGCTGGAAGTACAAGGGCGACGAGGAAACGCACCTCGGCACCTACGCGCAGGACTTCAACCGCGAACTCGGCCTGGAAGAGAAGCCGGTCATCCGGCAAATCGACTTCATGGGCGCCTTGCTCGGCAGCGTGCGTGCCTTGATGGCCCGCAACGAAGAACTGCAACGCCGCGTGGAGGCGCTGGAAAATGGCTGATTTTCCGGACTTCGCTTCGCAGTACGCGCAACTGCTTTCCGACCAGGAGAAGAACCAGCGCCGGATGCAGATGGCGCAGCAGCTGATGCAAGCTGGCTATGTGCCGAACTCCGGCGTCGCTGGCATTCTCGGTTCTGCACTGCAGAGCTTCCTTGGCGGCCGGATGATGGACAAGGAGGAAGGCAAGCTCTCCGACATCCTCAAGCGCCAGTTCGACCTCCAAAGTCAGCAGACTGCGGCACAGCGGCAGCAGCAGATGGAAGACGAACAGCGCAAGTTCGAGCGCGAAATCCTGGTCGCGCAAAAGAAGGCGCAGGCCGAGGCCCAGGCCAAGCGAGACTACGCGCCCAAGGAGTGGAAGGACGGCGGCATCTTCGATCCGCAGTCGGGCCAGTTCACGCCGGACCCGAACTACAGCAAGGCGCAGCTGGACCTTGCCAGGCAGAAGGCAGCCATTGAGGCCGGAGCGCGCCAGCCGTCGGAACTCGAGCGGCGCATTGCCCTGGCGCAGCAGATGCACGCCTCGCCCGAACAGATCAAGGCTCTGGTGCTGGGGCAGCAGGGCGCAAACGGCCCATTCGCCGACATCGCCGCCGCCCTGCAGTCTGGCGTGGTGACGCCGGAACAGGCGCAGCAGGCCATGCGCGAAAAGATCGGTGTGGACGTGAAGCCGCAGCCGGTGTCGGCCGACAACCGCACCAAACTGGGCCTGCTGACGGCGGCCGAACAAGCCTTGGCGCAGTACGAGAAAGGCGGCGTGGATGAAAACGGCGCACCGAAGGCGTGGGGCAACGCCATGTCTGGGCCTGCCAACGCGCACCTGGACGAGGCGATTGCCAACCTGCTGCGCGTGGAGTCCGGGGCGGCCATCGGCAAGGACGAGATTGCCCAGGCGCGCGACCGTTACGCCCCGGCGCTGTTCGGCAAGGACGACACCAACAAGGCCAAGCTCGAACAGTTCAAGCGCAAGATCGCCGACATGAAGGCGGCCATTCTGCAAGGCACTGGCGCGCAGCCGCAGGGCTCCGCCCCGCAGCAGATGAGCGACCAAGACCTGCTCAAGAAGTACGGGGGCCTGTGATGCCTGACCTGATGGCAGCCCTCCGGAACGCGGACGCAGCCGGAGACGTGGACGCTGCGCGTCGAATCGCGGCGATGATCAAGGCGCAGGGTTCAGCATCGAACCCGACCGAAGGCATGTCCACCACGGACCGCACCTTGGCCGGCATCGGCTCGGGCATGACCGACGTGGTGACGGGATCGACGCAGCTGCAGGCCCATGCGGCCCACTCGCCATGGGGTGCGGGCGCCCTGGCGGCCATCAATCCGGCCCTTCTATTGGCCGGAATGGCCATGAGCCCCGATGCCGCCGACGCTGCCGCCAAGGACAAGGCGCAGACGGACAAGGCGCTGCGGGGCACCACAGCGGGCACCGTGGGCAATGCCATTGGCAAAATCGCCGCCACGCTGCCTGCCGCACTGGCCGGAGGGGCGCCGTCGTCCATCCTTGGCGCCATGGGCGCGGGTGGCGGGCAGGGTGCAGCCATGGCCGCCTTTGATCCGGTGGCCGATGGCAACTTCGCCGGCGAGAAGGCAAAGCAAGTGGCCGTGGGCGGGCTCTTTGGCGCCCTCACGGGCGGCGCGCTCAAGGTGGGAGGAAGTGCACTTTCGGTGACGGTCGGCAACGTCAAGAAGCTTGCAAATACCGTGCTGAAAGACATGCTGCCCAACGTCACGCAGGCGGCGCGAGAACGGGCCGCGGCGCAGATTCTGCGCGAGGCCGCAGCCGACGCCAGCAAGATCGGCAAGCCGGGGCAGCAGTTCGTTCCCGGAACGGCGCAGACCACCGCCGAGGCCGCCGACGATGTGGGCCTGTCTGGCCTGCAGCGCACGTTGCAGAGCATGTCGCCCGAGTTCAATGCCCAGGTCACGCAGATGGCGCAGGCCAACAATGCGGCCAGGGTGGACGCGCTTCGCGGTGCGTTTGGTGGCGCCGAGGAAAGCGCAGCCCAGCAGATTGAGCAGGCGCGAAACGCGGCAACGCTGCCGCTGCTGAATGCGGCGAAGAAGCTCGACGGCGTGGACACGCGCCCGGTGATTGGGCTGTCGGAAAGCATCATCCGGTCCCGCGAAGGGCGTCCGGCAGTGCAGGGCGTCATCGCCGAAGTGCGCGACTTGCTCAAGTCCGGCGACCGCAACGACGTGGCCTATCTCTACAACGTGCGGCAACACATTGGCGACCTGTTGAGCGGCCGCGCAGGGGCGAACAACGAGGCCGCGAAAGCGGCCACGCGCGAGCTGATGACCATCAAGACGGCGCTGGATGCGCAGATCGGGAAGGCGGCGCCGCAGTTCCGCCAGTACCTCAAGGACTATGCCCAGATGAGCCGGGAAGCCGGCCAGGTACGCATGGGATCGGAGCTACTGGGCAAGTCCAGCGCGACACTGGATGCGAACGGCAATCCCGTTCTGTCAGCAGCGCAGTTCGGCCGGGCCGCGAATGACCTTGACCGCGTGGCTCAGGCGGCCACCGGCTTCCGCAAGCAAACGGCGGAACGCCTGATGACGCCAGAGCAGCAGGGCGTGGTGGCCGCTGTGCGAGCCGACCTCGACCGCATGGCACGCACGTCAAGCCAAGGAAAATCCATTGGCTCGGATACCGTCCAGAAGGCGGTGGGCGCCTCCAAGATTCAAGATGCGGCAGGCCTTACCGGGCTGCTGGGATGGCTTCCTGCCAAGGCCCTGAACCCGCTGCGCGCCCACTACGGCGAAAAGACGCTGGCCCTGGTGCAGCAAGCCATGCTCAATCCGAGCGAGGCAGCCAGTCTGCTGGCCAAGGTTCCGGCGAATCAGCAATCCGCCATCGCTAACCTTCTCGCCGATCCTCGATTCGCAAAGGCGATGCGGGCGGCGCAGGAAGCGGCTCGCGTGGGGGCGACTGGTGCAGCGGCGTATCAAGGTGGCGAAGCCGCGGATGCATGGTCACGACGGCCTTGATCCCGTACACCAGTGACCAGAAGCCGGCGAAAAACCCCATTACGCCGAGCAGCACTTCAATGCGAAACCCGCCCGCAAACATCGGTGCCGCGGCCAATGGCAACAGTCCCAGCGTCCGCGCCGTGACGTAAAACAGGAAGTCCTTCATGCCGACCTACCTCTATCGGTGCCGCGACTGTGGCAGCGAGCGGGAGCTATTTAACCGCGTTTCCGAGTGCGAGTCGAACGCGCCGAGCTGCTGCAAAGCGGCGATGTCGATTATCCCGCAAGCGGCCTTCGGTTTCGTGCAACGGGAATGCCACTACAAGTGCCCGGTGACAGGCCGCGAGGTCACCAGCTGGCGCCAGCGCCAAAACATCATGGCCGAGAAGAACCTCGTGGACGCCAACGACTTCAACATCCGCCAGCACTTCGAGGCTGACCGCAGAAAGCACGCCGAACTCGAATCGCTCGCCGCACAACTGCCGCCGCCGCCTCCAGGCGTGGAGCTGCCGCCAATCTGATTTCTCCCGGTAACGGGACCACCCCAAAGGGCCGCATTCGCTGCCCTTTTTTTTTGGAGTTCGTATGGAAACTGAGGTCACTCAGCAAGCCAGCATTGGCGATGACGTTGCGGCAGCGGCCGAACAACTCAGCGGCGGCAGTGCCACGCCTCCGCCCACTGCGGCGGCCACGCCAGAACCGCCGCTGGAACTTCCCGGCGGCAAATGGAGCGACGAGCACAAGCAGCTGTTCGGCTCGCTCGCCACCATCCAGGACGGCCGCAAGTATCAGCAGTTCCTGCTCGACGCCTACAAGTCGATGCAGGGCGACTACACGCGCAAGACGCAAGAGATCGCCCAGCAGCGCCGGCAGTTCGAGCAGTACCAGCAAATCATCCAGCCGTTCGCGCAGCACTGGCAGCGCGCTGGCATGGCGCCCGAAGCGGGGTTGCAGCAAATCCTCGCCTGGGCGCAGCACGTATCGAGCAACCCGAGGCAGGGCCTCGTGGAACTCGCCAAAACCTACGGCGTGAATCTGCAAGAGCTGATTGAAGAACAGCCCTTCGTGGACCCGACCGTAGCCGCATTGCAGCAGAAGATCGGCCAGCTTGAGCAACACCTGCACTCCCAGCAGATGCAAGCGCAGCAGGCCCAGCAGGCACAGATTCTTGAGCAGATCAAAGCCTTCGAGGCTGCGCAGGACGAGACCGGAAATCCGAAGTACCCGTATTTCCAGGATGTCGGGCAGGAAATGATCGCGCTGTTGTCGTCGGGCCACTTCCAGACGTTGGAAGACGCCTACGACTACGCCACCAATGGCAACCGCGAGATTCGTGCCCGCATTGCGGAAGAAGCGGCGAAACGTGACGCGGCCAAGCGTGCTGCCGAAGCCGCCAAGGCGGTGGCCCCTGCCAAGACTGTGACCAGCAAGAGCGGCGGCAACGCCACTCCTCCCAAAGCCCGTTCGCTGCGCGAAGACATCGAAGCCGCAGCGCGCCAACTCTCTAGCTGAGGATCACGACAATGGCAGCTCTGAATATCGGTGACCTGGTTGTCACCACCCTCCGCAATCGTGCGGATTTCATCTCGGACAACATCAGCAAGAACAACAGCTGGTGGACCTACCTCAAGCGCAAGGGCAAGATCAAGAAGGCCTCCGGCGGCCGTGTCCTGACCGAGCCCCTGCTGTACGGCAGCAACAGCTCCGTGCAGTTCTACGACAACTACGACACCTTCACCCCGCCGACGACGCAGGAAATCATCGACGCGGCGGAGTTCAACTGGAAGCAGCTCGGCGGTTTCGTGTCGATCTCCGGCAAGGAGCGCTTCATGAACCGCGGAGAGGCGCAGGTGTTCGAGTTCGTCGAGGTGCGCATCAAGCAGCTCATGGCGCAGCTCTCCAACACCCTTGGCTCCTCGCTGTTCTCGGACGGAACTGGCAGCGGCGGCAAGGAGCTGGGCGGCCTCAAGCTGCTGATCGCGGATGACCCGACCGCGGCCGGCACCGTGGGCGGCATCAGCCAGTCGGCCAACACCTTCTGGCGCAACCAGTACAGCTCCGCGGCCGCCACCGACAAGAACAACATCCAGAGCCGCATGAACGCCATGTGGCTGTCGTGCATTCGCGGCGCCGACAAGCCGGACCTGATCCTGGCCGATTCGGTCATGTACACGGCCTACTGGGAATCCCTGCAGTCCCTGCAGCGGTTCACCAGCGCCGACGAGGCGCAGGCCGGCTTCATGACGCTCATGTACCAGGACTCGGCTGTGCTGTACGACTACAACTGCCCGGCCAAGCGCATGTACTTCCTGGACGAGGAGTCGATCTTCCTGCGCTGCGCGCCGGATCGCATCTTCGAGGTCGCCGACAAGCGCACCGTGACCACAGCCGACTATGACGTCGTGCCGGTGTGGTTCGCGGGCAACCTCGTGTGCAACCGCCGCGCCGGTAACGGCGTGATCATCGCTTCGTAACCTGACGGAGCCGGGGCGGGCAACCGCCCCGGTATCTCATTGGACAACATCATCCTTCCCGCCAAGCCGGTTGAGCGGCTGTCGCCGATTGACCAGCAGATTTGGAACGAGATCGCGCCAAGGCGGCCGCAGCCCATCGTGACCTTCATGCTGCAGGCGCAGCGCGACGAAGAAGCCAGCGAACGCTTGGGGCGGCCTGTCTACACCGATGCCGTCTATGTCGCCGTCAAGGTGCCCGACGAAAAGGACTACGTGTCGCGGCCCGCCAGCGACGAGGACAAGCGCAAATGGCCCGAAGCCTGGGCGCAGTTCCAGGCGACGCAGGGCAAGGCCGGCACGCACCTTCGCGCGCTGCCAGGCATCACGCCGGCACGGTTCCGCGAGTTCGTCGAAATGGGCATTCGCACCGTCGAGGAGTTGGCCAAGTTCGAGGGTGAGCTGACCGAAGCACAGGGCGAGCTGCGCGGCATCGCCAAGCGCATCCTGACTGCCATCAAGCCGCGTTACAGCGTGGTCGAAGGCAAGCTGGAGCGCGTCGCATGAAAGTGAGCCCTCCCTATCAGCGAGACGGGCGCTACTTCGAGCTTGTCGAAGTGGACCAGTACATGAGCTTCGAGCGCGAGATTCCCCCGCCGCCCAAGCCGGACAAGTCGGAGAAGCGCCGTGGCAATGACCCTCAAACAAATCCTTGACCAGGTGTTCGGCGAATCGGGGTTTGAAATCCCCGACGTGTACGTGAACAACCCGAACCCCAACGTCCTGCAGGCGTACTACATCGCCAATCGGTCGGCCAGGTCTTTGCGGGATATCCGGCTGCAGCGGGATGGGTACAACGTCGGCCGCCATTCGGTGACGATGACGACGGCAAAGACGTATTCATTGCCTACCGATTTCTTTTCATACGTTCCGGACACTGCGACACTGGACGGGACTGCAATCAAGGTCGAAGTCCCAACATCGCCCGACACATGGGCCTATTTGCTCGCCCTTGGCGGGCAGCTTGGCGGTCTGTTGTATGTCCGCTTCTTCAACGATTCCATCAATGTCCTAAACCCGCAGGCTGGCGGAACGCTGTCGTTTGAATACCAGCGGTATGCGCCCGTCGTTGATGGCACATCCGGAGCCTACAAGCCGCAGTTTGAGAAAGACACGGACATCTGGGACCGCGACGAGGACTTGCTTTCCCTCGACATCAAGTGGCGATTCAAGCGTGAGAAAGGCTTGGACTGGGAAGGCGACCTGCAAATCTTCAACAAGTACGTGAATGCCTTGCGGGCGCGCGACGCCGGGTCAGAGTCCATCATGCCGCCGCGCTTCTTCGGGCCATCCGAGCCGTATACCAACCTGTGGGTGCAGAACTGATGGGCGCTCTCGGCCTTTCCGCGCCTGTCGGGGGGTGGAATGCCCGCGATTCGTTGGAACTGATGCCTCCAACTGATGCGGTGCGGATGGAAAACCTCATTCCGGATGCCGGGTCAGTCCGCTCGCGCGGCGGGTCTGAAACCTTTGTTTCCGGGCTCGGCGGCGCTGTCGAGTCCTTGGTAGCGTTTTCCGCGCTCGGCGCGCGCAAACTCCTGGCGTGCGCGAATGGCGCCATCGTGGACATTACCAGCGGGGCGGCGTCCTCGCTGGCCACCGGGAAGGCCAACAACCGCTGGCAGTACGCCCATTTCAACAACAAGGCTGTTCTTGTCAACGGCGCGGACACGCCGCTGGTGTATGACGGAACCAGCCTTTCGGCCATCACGGCAACAGGCCCAACGTTGACAAGCCTTGTCGGCGTGGTGGGCTTCAAGGGTCGCGCGATCTACTGGGAGAACCAGGCCTCCAAGTTCTGGTACGCGGCGGCTGGCGCCTATCAAGGCACGCTGACCGCGTTCGACTTGTCACTGGTCGCCAAGAAGGGCGGCCATGTCGTGCAAATCCTCACCTGGACGCGTGACGCTGGCGACGGCATGGACGACATGCTTGCCATCCTGTTCTCGACGGGCGAGGCGGTCATCTACCAGGGCACCGATCCGGGATCGGCGCTCAATTTCTCCATGGTGGGGCGCTACGACATTGGCGCCCCCTTGTCGATTCGCTCCCACACGCGCGTTGCCACGACCGAAGTCCTGTTCACGGATGACGGCATCCTGACGCTCGATGAGGCGATCAACAACGCCCGCGTCAATTCGGACATCAACTTCGGCGGCAAGATCGCCCGCGCCTGCAAGGCTGCCGCCGGCACCTACCGCGCCAACTTCGGCTGGGACGGTGTGTACTACCCGGCCGGAAACCTCTACATCGCCAACGTCCCGGTCAGCAGCTCGGCGTCAGAGCAGTTCGTGCGCAACACCAACAACGGCGCTTGGTGCAAGTTCACCGGCTGGGACGTGCGCTGCCTGACTGTGCACGCCGACAAGCTCTACTTCGGCACGTCGGACGGCAAGGTAAAGCAGGCGGATGTCGGCCAGGACGATGACGGCGAGTACATCGACTACACCTGCCTCACGGCCTACATGAAGCTAGGGCAGCCTGGCCTCAAAGCACAGCTCACGTCGGTTCGCATGGTCACTAACAACAAATTCCAGCGGGCCATGGACGTACTTGCCTACTACGACTACGGCGCCCGCGACGTGCACCCGATGTCGGACCCGGCAGAACAGGTGCAAGCGCAGTGGGACATCTCCTACTGGGACACCGACTACTGGGCAACGCCACTGAATGATCCCGCCTCGCAGGAGGCCCTGCCGGCCCTGCGCAACTGCAATGCCTTCGGCTTCGCTGTCGCCCTTCTGGTGCGCTTCCGGTCTAAGGTCCAAAGGCTCTACTGGTATTCATCCACCCTCATCTTCAAGCACGCCGGAGTGAACTGATATGCCATGGTCTGGCTCTACCTTCACGCGATCCAATGGCACCTATACCGGCGCCACCGTTTGGGCTCAGGACGCAGCCGCTGGGGTAAAGATTCAGAGCGGCCGGCATGACACCCATGACCAGGACTTGGCCGCCGGCATCAATGCCTGTCTGAAAAAGGACGGCGGAAACACCGTCACGGGCAACATCAATTGGGGCGGGTTCAAGATCACGAACCTCGCGGCAGGATCGGATGCGGCCGATAGCGCAAGGTTTGGACAGACGGTTACCGCCGCATCCATCAACCCGACGACAAATGTCCTTACGCTAAGCCGCGCGGATGGGAACATCACGGTTGACCTTACGCCCATCGTTGTGGGGGCGTCATATGGGTCTCTAGCCAATAAGGGGTCAAACGAGACTATCACGGGAAACTGGACATTCAATGCCGGTTTTTCTACTGCGTCCATGGCAATGTTCGCACCGTCTAACGCGTACCGTGCCTACTTCTTCGAGCTGACAACTGACAAAGAGCTGACAATCTATTCCGAGGCGGACCCAATGGTTCGCGCGTTTCGGCTGAAAGACGGTGCGGCGTGGATCAGCAACAAGCAGATTTGGACCGCCGGGAATTTCGACCCGACAACGAAATCAGACGTTGGGCATACGCACGCAATCAGTGGACTTTCCGGAGTGTCCATCTCAGGCTTGTCGGATGGCCAGGTGCTGCAGTACAGCTCCGGTGCTGGTGCCTTTGTCAATCGAGACTTGGCCTCTCTGTCCGGCGTCGTCCGTACAGTCACAGCAACGAGTCCTGTCTTGGCTGGAGGCACCGCGACCGATGTTGTGATCTCTGTGCCGGCTGCCTCGGCCTCCACGTCGGGCCTGATGTCCTCGGCTGACAAGGCCAAGCTCGACGGACTGCCCTCTGATGTGGTGGCGAGCTTCAACGGCCGGACCGGTTCGGTGGTGCCGGCAGCCAATGACTACAAGTTCCAGCAGCTTGCAAATGTCGTGATTGGCACTGCAACGCCTCCGACGACCATGGATGAGTACTCGATCTGGATTTACAACCCAACGGCGCCGATTACGGACAGGAAAATCTATATGCTGTGGAATACCGGCGGCGGAAAAGTCTGGCTCCCGATTGCGAACAACACCTAAGCCATGGGCCGCATTCGCCAGCGCGTCGTCAGGCTGGAAAACCTCGAGTACATCCCTGCAGACGCCGCCGTAATAACGACGGCGCCAGACGCTACGTTGCCTAACGCTAGCGTACTCCAGCCTGGCGCCGGGACCGTTGTCACACTTGGGGCGGGAACAGTCCAGGTGGGCATAGCTGCGGGCGGGGTTAGCTATGCCAACATCCAGGCCGCATCGGGAAACACGGTTATTGCCCGCGCCGCGGCGACGGCAGGAACTGTCGGCGAAGTGGCACTTTCGGCGGCAACACTCCTCGGCAGGGGGTCTAGCGGGGACATTGCACCCATCACGCTAGGCACAAACCTATCAATGTCCGGAACCACTTTGAGTGCGTCGTCGTCTGGCAGCTCTGAGCAGTTCATCTACGCATTTGCCGGGAGCACATCGACGCAGACAGATAGCACGAACAAGCGCGTCGTTGGCGAGTTTTATTTTGACCCGACTGACACGGCCCTTGGCACTTCCGGAACAAGCACAGCTACGCTAGAAGTGACCATTTCAA